GTGGTTGCGTCTATACCTGACCACCAATTCCTCAAGATCATTGCACGATTGTCCTCGTATCTTGACTACAGAGATTGATTGCTGCATCTATGCAGCATGAAATCATATCTGCAATTACTCGAAGAGAAGTCAGCGGAGTATAACATTCCGCTGCTTCAGGCATTCAAGTCGGCTGGCGTTCCGACTTCTACGTTCTATCGAACCATCAATGGTCAGACAGAACTGCGCCATGAGACAGCACGGAAGGCAATGAAGGCTCTTGAAAAACTTCACGCACTTCAACAAGCCCGTGAGTATACCGAGCGACTACGAGATGCTGGTGAGCGCGTTGATATCCGCACGCTCAGAGCAAAGTTTAAGCCAAGAAGCACTGGCGCATAAGATCGGTTGCACGGTATCGTTGGTTCACAAGTGGGAAACGCACAAGCGTATCCCATCAGGCTTCATGTTGATCTGTTGGTTGGATGCCCTTGGCTACGAAATCGAAGTTAAAAAAAGGGATGGCAATCTGTGATTCGTGCAATGTGAATGCACGAAACTTTGTGGCTGTCCTCAAGAACGATCACGCAAGAACCAATGCCAAGCACTGGTTCATCTGTCTTGACTGCTACGAGGGAGACACATGGCAAATAAGAATAAGTCGAAAGGTAGCTACCACGAGCGCAAGGTCGTCGAGTGGCTCAATGCGTTCGGCATCCCAGCGAAACGCCAGCCCCTCTCAGGAGCGTTGGGAGGAGAGTATAGCGGCGACATCAAACTCGAACTCTTGGGACACGAACTGGTAGCCGAAGTTAAGTATCGCGACACAAGTGGATTCCCTAGTCCCTTCACAGTGTTAGATAATCGGGACATGGCAATATATAAAAGACGGAGAGGAACTCCGCAAATGATCGTCATTCTAAAGGGTGACGTGTTTCAAAAATTAGTGGAGAACTACAATGAAACAAGCAGAAGAAATACTAGCCTACCTAAAGACGGGTAAGACACTAACCCCACTCGAAGCACTCGATATGTTTGGCTGCTTTCGATTAGCCTCTCGCGTCTTTGATTTGAAGCAAGATGGCTGGCCAATCCAGTGCGACAAGCGAGATATAGGTAACGGTAAGGTGGTTGGACACTATACCTTGGTCAACAGCAAAGATTTGTGGCCAGAGTAACAGCCTAGTGCTAAGAAAAAGGGTGGCCTGTGGGAAGGCCACCCAAGTCGACGAGGCGGAGAACCTAAGAGGTGAACAGGGAGTATAGTCACCACAAAACACAAAAGGAGTTATCCCTTGCACCACGAACTTATCGTAGACATCGCACTAACACCAGTAAAAAATCCTACGGCTAAGATTGTCCTCTTAGCTATGGCGTCTTACTGCAACGGTGCAGGTGAGTGCTTCCCTTCTCAGCAAAAGCTGGCTGAAGATACGTTTCTAACTGACAGAACTGTTCGGTCAGCAATCCGATGGCTCGTTGAGCATGGCTATCTTGAAGTCAAAGCCCGACCCAACTCTTCGAACCTGTATATTCTAACCGCAATGAAGGAGACTGACATGGACCATGAGGAAAAATTTTCCTCCGAAGTAGTAAGTAATATAACTAGGTTAGATATAGCTAAGAGAAGTATAGCTAATACTACTATTACTTCGGCGGAAAAATTTGCACACCCTCACGACACGCCGTTCTTCTTAGCCTTCTGGCAAGCCTATCCTCGGCGCGTAGCTAAGGGCGCAGCACGCACTGCCTTCGCCAAGGCTGCAAAGTTTGCAAACCCCAATGACATTATCCAAGGGGCCATCGCTTTTGCTGCGCACTGCGAAGAGCGTGGCGTAGAGAAACAATACATCCCGCACGCATCGACGTGGCTGAATGCCGAGCGTTGGGAAGATGATCTCGAAGCAGAGAAAACAGAATTCAAACAGGAGAACAAACATGGCTGGCTCTCTGAACTATGACCAGCGCATCTCATTGCTGAAGGATTGGTTTGCCAAAGACATACTGACTCGCTTTAACATGCCTCGTGACCTCGATCCCAAGATCGTGGCCATGGATATTATCGAAGCAGTCAACCGCAACATCCCCAATCAGGTAGACCAGCAGCGGATGCACCACATCGTCGCCTCCACAGCGAAAGAGGTGGTGCAATCCGCGACCACACGCACCGTCCCATCGGTCAAAGAGTTTACCAACGCAATCAGGAAGGTGTCTCAGAGCCACGGAGAGCGCCATACAGGCCCCTCTAAGTTTGTTCTGGACTCCTACCACCTAGCAGCCACTCGCATCCGCTCAGGCGACGCCGTATCAGATATGTTTCTCAGCGGCGTGCATAGGCAAAAACTAATCAACGACTTCGGAATAACCGATGCTGATCTTGAACCATACGATCTTGCAATGACTGCACATACGCAGTAATAATAAAGGTGTTAATTGGGCAATTAGCCTCAAGCAAAAAAGCGGAGAACTGAAATGAAACGAACCGGATTTATCGGTGGGTCTGACTGTGTGAAAATCATGCAGGGTAACTGGCTTGAACTCTGGCAGATCAAGACTGGCCGCACCGAGAGCGAAGACCTTAGCCGCAACATCGCCGTGCAGCTTGGCGTATGGACTGAGAACTTTAACCTGCAATGGTTTGAGCAAGAGCAAAGCGCAGTCATTATCAACCATCAATATGAATACGCAAAGCAGATCGGATCAGTGCCAGTCAAGGGCACGGTCGATGGCATGTGGAATGGCGCAATCGTTGAGGCCAAGCACACCAATGCAATGAACAGCATGGAGAATGTGGTCGAGTATTACATGCCACAAATTCAAACCTATGCACATCTAGCCAAGGCTGATGGCGTATGGCTGTCTGTTATCTTCGGCAACAACAAGTGGGAGTCATGCTTTGTCCGCTACGACGAAGAGTATTTCAATTCAATGTGGGCAGTGGTGTCAGACTTCTGGGGTTATGTTGTCCGCGACCAAGAGCCAGTTGGAATTGATATACCTTCTCTGTCCACCGACAACATCCAGATTGATAACATGGTCAAGCGCGATGCCTCGAAAGACAATGCGTTCGTGGACGCCGCCCACACCTATATCGAACACGAAGAAGCTGCGCGTGTATTCGGGGCAGCCAAAGCAGACCTGAAAGCAATGGTCGGCAGCAATGAGCGGGAAGTCTATTGCGACCTTCTAACAGTCAAGCGTGACAAGCGCGGCGCATTGCGCATTACCAAGAGGAAGTAACCATGACACTGGAACTCTGGAACAAAGTCAGCAAGTCTGACCCCAAGTATCTCAAGAAAATCAGCTTCGGTCAGCGCAGCTTCACTGCCATCGACCCGCAATATCAAATCCGCTGCGTCACTGAGCAGTTTGGCCCAGTCGGTCAGGGCTGGGGCTGGACCAACGAAACACGCTTTATCAACCTGTCCAATGGTGACACAGCAGTAATCGCTGACGTTAGCATCTGGACCATCAACAAAGAAAATATATTTGGCCCGTTCTCTGGCTGTCGGAAGTTCTTCGACGCAGCCAAAGGACGCATCGCAGAAGATGCACCCAAGATGGCAATCACTGATGGCCTGACCAAAGCTATCTCGCATCTTGGCTTCAATGCTGATGTATTCCTTGGCGAGATGGACGGAAACAAATATGCAGCAGACAGCAAGGGAGGCCCTGCATGGTAGATATAGATGATCGCATCAGGCTATTAGCTGAGGAATGCCAAGACAGTTACCTTGCAATCTTTATGGACAAAGATGAACAAACACTTACTGACGTTGGCAAACTGCGCGCCATAGAAAAAAAAGGTAGCCAATACTGGCTGATCTTTGACCATGAAGAATTAGACGTAACATGTTTCTTTGACATCGTTGCAATATTCAAACGACTTCCAATTCGTAGCTAGGTTTGGACGCCTGAGAAGCCTGACAGGGGCGGCGGGTAGCTACGAACCGCCCCACTAACTCAACCAAGGAGCCAGAAGCATGGCAGATTATGACAACACCAATCGTGGCGCAGCCTTTGCACCATTCGACACGCAGAAGCTAATCCTTCAAGGCAAGATCGACGACAACCGCATCGAGCGCAAAGTCACACTGGTGAAAGATCAGACGCGTGATGGCAAGACCATCATCGAAGTCTATGAAAAGATTGGCACGCTCTTCGAGAACGACAAGAAGGGCAACGACGCAGCGCCAGATTACACTGGCCCATTCAATGATACCCGTCGCCTTGCAGCTTGGCGCAAGATGAAAGATGGCAAGCCATACATGACGTTCAATGTCAGCGACAAGCAGCAGCAGAGCGCAAGCCTTGAGCCAGCGCCATCCAACTTCTTAGACGACGACAAGATTCCGTTCTAGGACGGTTCTCCAGAGGGTCTGCCTCTAACTGGCGGGGCTTCGGTCCCGCCTTTTTTATACAGGTGAGCGATGAACGAAACAGCACAGATCGCAATGAAGACACTGAACCGAAAGCTAGAGGTTCTCAAAGAAGATTCCGAGCGGCGCAACAGACTAAACCTAAAGCAATACATCGAAGAGTGCATCGCTCTTCTTCATATCATAGAAAGGAACACCGATGCGAAGAGTGGCTGACCACGAACAGTTTATTCTGGAGATAGCAAACCAATACAACATCACGCCAGAAGAACTGGTGGGTAGATCGCGCAAGATAAACATTGCAGAAGCGCGGCAAGAACTAATGCACAAGTGCCATGAACACGGCATGTCAATCGCAGAGATCAGCAGACTTCTAGGCAGAGACAACTCAACGGTGGCCTATGGCATCAAGGTCCATGAGAACAAAGACACAAACCCAGAGGCGCTGTGCAGAACAGACACGCTGCGATACAAGACAATCAAACTCTTCAAAGAAGGATACACCACGCAGGAGATCGCCAAGAAGCTAGGCCGATCACGCGATGGAGTAACCCGCACCATTTACAACGCACGCCAACGTGGGCTCATTCCCAAGTTTGTGCCAAAGAGAAGCCCAACCACACCAGACACACCAACTCGGCAGCTAACCAACTACCTCAAGAAGTTTTATCTCAAGTCAGGGACGATGGCCGAGTTGTTGATTACCCACATGACGCCAGAAGTGCGCGACTTCTGGGTAAAGAAAACAATGGACAACAAGTATGAGACAGTGGCCGAGTGTGTCGCTGACTACATGACCGATGTTTACTTCGAGGAGACAAATGATGAGCAATCTTAAAGAAAGACTGGCCGATATGTCAGCCTTAGGTCAGAGCAGAACGCCAGCAGATGCGCTGAAATATATCGAAGAACTGGAGGCCAGTAATGAATTTCTTCTATCGATGGCTGCACGGGGACTTGCATCAGAGTTAAGGCTGGCTCAAGCGATTGAAGAACTGAAAGGGAAAAAGTAATCGTGCAGGGCGCGGTGAAGTATGTCGGATGTAGCGCATTCGGTAGCTTCGACCATTACCTGCACCAACCTGAGTCACCCCGTCGCATTAGAGTTTGCAAAAAGAGTAATTGGTTTAGGTAAATGCGCCCTGCCAAATCGTTTTACACATCTTCACAAGCAGCATCAATAGAGGCAATAAGTGCGGCACCAGTTTTTACTGCACGTTGTCCTGCATCTTCTAACAGGGCAGTGGTGTGAGCATCACGAAGGCGCAGCGTCCCGTCACAGATTGCGCTTTCGTTTACGCTCAAGCAAGAAGTCAGCGCCAGCGTCGGGGTCAATACCATCCATGCGCTTGCGCGTTTCCACATACTCGTTGAGTTCTCGCTCATGTTCTGCTCCTGCCTCGTCTGATCTTCCGCGCAAGTAGGCCGCGCCGATAGCGACCAATGCTGCCCCAGCGGCGTAGAGCCACAGCTTAAACCTTAGCGCCAACCCGAAGCCCATGCCTTCAATCTTTCCCTCAAGATAAACATGCTAAGCAATGCAATGAGAATGCACCCAACCAAAGCAATAATCTGGGCCGTGCCGTCCAACGCATTGAGAGCGCCTACAGCGCCGCCTACAGCCGAGGCACCCTGCACTACCGAAGCCTGCACAGTGCGGCTCTGAGTGGGCTTAGAGCGGCCCTGAGAGGCAACTGGTTTCTCAACCACAGGAGTCAGAAACAACTTCACCTCTGCCTCACGCCGATTCACCAGCCCTTGAACTACCTTCCCGCCAGCTTTCTTCCACATGCGCATAGCTGCTGGCACTTCCATAATCTGGCCAGCATTGAAGCGACGAAGGGCTGAAGATTTTTGGAATGCGCCAACGCCAATGTTGTAAGCCAAAGAAACAAACGCAGCGAACTGATTCTCGTTGATTGGCGCAGTAATCATTGGGCTAATCTTAGAGGCAAAGTCATCAACGACCTTCTCAAGATACCAGTCAGCTTCTTCTTGAGTAAGAACAGTGTCAGGGCCGACCTCAATAAACCCAGCACGGCTAGTCAAACCATAACCTACAGTCCAAACACCAGCAGAACACTTGTAAGCCTTCAGCTTACAGCCTTCCCAACGCTTGATTAAATCAATGCCAGCTTGGTTAATCATGCTACCACTTCCCTTGAGATTTTCCGATAAAGTATATCACAAAGGCCAACCCAACAAAACCGCACAGCACAATGACTGTGGTTACAGACCAAAAGATCAAAGCATCTTTGATTTCTTCTTTGCGATATTGGTTTCTTTGACGCTCGGCTTTGACTTTGCGTAGCGTCTCTTTGTATTCATCCAGACCCTTCTGGCCGTAGGTGTAGCTAATTAAAGTCTCAACATCACGGCGCATCTGCTGCAACTTCTTCTGCGCAGCAAATATCTGAACGGCCTCTTCTTCTGCCGACCCAGTTAAAGTCTTCCAGATTGTTGGTGATTTAGCCTTCTCAGCAGCACGATTTACATCAGAAACAGCGCCAGCAAACTTTGCCAGCGCGCCGCCAATCTCTTGTCCATCGTTAAGTAGTTTCTTGATCTGCCCGACAGCCGCTGTCGCTACAGACAAGGCTGTGAGCGGATCAATCATTGACCAACTTTTCCAATCAACGCTTTAATATCGCGCTGAATTTCTTCTAGTATTTTGTTGGTGTTTTCCCGAGCAAGCCGAGAAGACTCAAGGTCTTCCCGACGCTGGTGCCAAAGACGCTTAATCTCTTTGGTGTTCTCAATGGAGCGAGACTCAAGACGAATCAACCAAACCAAAAAGCCAACGAATGCCACAATGACTGGCCAAAATGTTTTGAACAATTCCATCTCAATCTCACTTCTTCATTGCATCGTCGAGCAAGATGATCTCAAGACGCTGCACAGCCATCTTTAGTTCAAGCGTAGTGTTGGCCATCCATGACAAAATGGCCATCACAGCCGCAACCAAAGCGCCTATGATGACCCTTTGTTCCATTAGAAGTCCTTCACTTCCTGCGGCGTGGCATCCACCACGGCCTGTGCAGCAGCACGTTCTGCATCGTCAGCAACGATCAGGGGATTGTCCACAGTCTCGGTTGTGGCATTGCCTTCATCGTCGTAGGTGATCTGCTCAACGGTTGCCTCAAGCGGATCAATGGCTGTCTGCACAATGACTTCCGCCATCACAGCTTCCATCTCGCCAGTCTCCTCGTTGAACACCTGCTCACCCGTGGGCTGCATTTCAGTCAGCTCGGGGCGACCA